AGGCGCTGGAGACTACGTATCTCCAGTCGAACAGACAACTTTCTTTTAGAAAAGGCAACAAAACCCCCGAGTCCGTACATCTGACCTTCTCGGTCTTTGGGACCGGACGCTGTTGGGTTAGAGACGCTTTCCACCGTGACGGAAACCTCTAGAGGCGTTGTACGTCAACTTCCGTTCGAACTCGGCTAGAAGGTCGATGTCATACCGAAGACAGGTGTCCAGTAGACGCACCAGGACGTCCGCTGCCTCCGATCCGACGCCCTCGGGCTTCGGAAGGACCTTGATTGGTGGGTTCATCGTGAGCGTTTGATTGACGTCAGGAGTGGCATCTTCGATACCCCACTGTCGGTACGCCTCCAACATCTCGGAAACTTCCGAGTGCAAGAGGGCGATATCTTCACCGAAGCGGCGATCACCTTCGAACCATCCGTTAGCGACGTTAACTTCGTAAACACGCTGGGCGAGTTCTTGCAAGAAATTCTGTGTTGACATAGCTCATATTTTAGTGCTAAGCTGGGCGTATGTCAAATTTTCCCCATAAATGGTTGGGTCGAAAACAATGAATGACCTGATCGAATTGTCGGTTTTGGAAGTAGAAATGCTAGCGACCCTCATGAACCCTCAACCTGTAGTTGAGGCCGATCCAGAGGATGTGTGTTTACTCTGGACGGAGTTCAACTGAAGGGTTCGACCGCATCCCCCACTGGGCCAACCCTAACTCGACGGCCAACGCTGGTTCGGCGTTGATCCTGAAGTGACAGGGACGGCAGACGGTGATGCAATTGTCCCGGTCAAGGATTGAGCCACCCTGGGATCGTCGCACTAGCTCATGGACATCCACGGACTGCCGTTCACGAACAACGGAATGCCCGTCGTGTCGTGCCCATACGGCGCAGGCTTGACAGATAGGGAAGTCTTCTAGCATCGACTTGACAAACGGACGACGAAGCTTGTATTCTGCTTCTTTCTTGGCGGAACGATGTCGCATTTTCGTAGTCTAGCAGGTAAAATAGGTATATGACAGTTGAAGATTTTCGAGAAGCACTCGACAAACTCGATGGTGAAATATCCGCCCTCTCCGGAATGGGTGACCCGGATGCCGCTGGCGAACTACTAGTGGCGGTCCATGAGTTCAAGAGGAAGATTGGCGAACTTTATAAGGCTATCGAGCACGTAACGCTAGAGTCCATGGGCTCACAGCGAGTCTTGAACGTGGCGGGCAAGTCCTTGGAGCGAAAGCCGGGGAGTAAACGCAAGGCGTGGGATCATGAGGGGCTACGAAACCTAGTGTACCTTCGTCTGATGGATTTGTCTCTTGATGAAGACACTGGGGAGATGACGCTTACGCCTGGACAGGCGATTGAATCTCTGCTAGAGTTCGCGGCAGTGTCATATTGGCGTGTGTCGAAACTCAAAGAACTTGATATCAACGCCGACATGTACTGCGAAGTCGAAGAAGGCGATGAATCCATCGCTGTTTTGAAAGGCAAAGAGTGAACGAAGTCTACGACAAGTTGTCCTTCCCCTTCCCCGACGAGTCGGTTAAGCAGGTCAAGAAGGGCGCAGCGAAACTCGACTACATTCCGGTCAGCGAGATTGTTAACCGTCTCAACACTGTTCTCGGAGTCGAGAACTGGTCGTTTGAGGTTGTCAATGTCTTCCGTGATCTTACGAACCCGGAGTTCGTTGTGGCTCACACTCGGCTCACAGCCTTGATCGATGGCCGTGAGGTTCGTCGTGACGGTATGGGCGGTCAGAAGACAAACACTAAGAGCGACGGATCGATTCTGGACTTGGGAGACGACTTCAAGGGTGCTGTCTCGGACGGTTTGAAGAAGGCTGCTTCCTCTTTGGGTGTAGGACTCTACCTCTCCCGCGAGATTGACGCCATGGAGGCCGAGCAGGCAATCGAGGCCCCTCAGCCGACAGTGCGTCCGACCGACGAGAAGAACCCCAACTCTGAGGTCGATGCGGCCTACGTCAATTTCCTTTCCCAAGTGAACGGCCTGCCAGCAGAGAAGAAGCCGCTTATCGGTGAGTTCTGGAAGGGATACGGCAACGGTCGCCCGAAGCCGACACGGGCAACGGCAACTCTTGAAGATGTCGAGGCGCTGTCTGCTGAAGTCATCCGACTGACGTTTGACGCTGAAGGTGTTTGAGCCACCCCCATACATGTCGCCGTCGTCTATCGAGACGTTCCGGCAGTGCCCACTGAAGTACAAGCTGTCGCGCATTGACAAACTTGTGGACCCCCCACAGGATTACACGGTGCGCGGCAACTTTGTTCACTCGACATTGGAAGACCTTTTCGCCCTTCCACCAGAGGAACGGACGGTCGGGCGAGCGCGTGTGCTGATGGCTGAGCGTTGGGATTCCGAATATCGAGATAGGTCCGAAGAAGTAACCCGTGACCTCAAGATGATGAAATGGTCATCTTGGTGGTGTATCGAGAACTACTTCCAAATGGAAGACCCTACGGCCATCGAGATAACACCCGAGCAGATCGAAACCGAAATCCCTCTCGTTGAGGTCGCTGGCGTCCCAATCAAGGGGTTTGTTGACCAGTGGCGCATCGAGGATGGCGGGCTGACAGTCCGAGACTGGAAAACCGGAAAGACACCGCGGCCCAAGTATCGTCACGGTAAGTTCATTCAACTTCTGATTTACGCCGACGCTTTGCAGACGATGTTTGATATTCCTGCCAAGAAGTTGAGTCTCTACTTCGTCAAGGACAAAGTGAAGTTGGAGAAGGACGTGGTTGAGGAAGATGTTGCAGAAATGCGCTCAATCGTTTCATCTTCGCATCAAGGCGTTCTGGAACGTTGCCAAAGCGGCGAATTTGAACCTGTCCCCCAGGTTCTTTGCGACTGGTGTTCGTATAAGAGTATTTGCCCGGCGTGGACGTAGAGTACGCCGAACTTGTTCGCCTTGAATTGCGAGGCGAGGCTTCGGTGGAGACCATCGCGTTCTTGAACGGTGATCCTTCTCGTTGGCTTGCAGAGTTGCAGCGCCAATATTTGGAGTCGGAATCCAAGTTGGATCGGCTCAGGGCGGCATATGATGCCGAGATGGCTAAGTACGCCAAGTTGAAGCGTGGCCGTAGGCTGATGGGTAAGGCGACGAACGTATACGCCGACCGTCGTAAGCCGATTGTTTCCTTGATGAACCTCCTGATGGTAAGGATTGATTCGATTGAACGGATCGTCTATTTAAAGAGCGCCGACCCTTCCGAACGTGCTCAAGTCGTGGACTTTCTGCTTCAAGGTATTCAGGAGCACCGGAAGGTTAAAACTGGCGCGGGTGACGACGTTGACGCTAAGCTGTGGGCTCTAATTGATGGACGTTGGATGTTTGAGGGCGAACTATGAAAATCGGAATAGCTTCCGCCGATTGGTCAAGTAGCGTTTTTGACGCCAATGGACATCCAGTGTGGGGTGGAAGTGGATGGGCCAGATGTGGCCAGTATGTCGATCTTCTCCCACATGACGTTGTTGTGGGAACTCTGGTGGGACACGCCAAGAAGCCGATGCTCGGCGTTCGCGAGTACCTGCCCGATCACGACGAAGAGGGAGAATGGAAGGAATGGAACTGGCTGGGTCAGGACCATTTCGACTGTGATGTTCTGATTGTCCAGAGAATCATGTATGAGGGTGCGGCCGACAATATTGCCCGAGCGGTAGCCGGTGGGCAGGTCGTGATCAGTGACGTTGACGACTGGTATTGGGGATTAAGCACACAGAATGCCGCTTTCCTTTCCACTCATCCGAAGATCAACCCGAAGGACAACCTTCATAACTATAAGAGCACCATTGCCCGGTCGTCTTATGTGATGGCCTCTACACCGTATTTGGCGGATCGGCTGAAAGCCTTCACGCGCTGCCCGATAGAAGTTCTCCCTAATACTGTTGACTTCAACAGGTTTAATTTCCGAGAGCAGGCGACAACCCCCACCGTTGGGTGGGCGGGTTCAACATCGCATCGTTCCGGCGATCTGGAGGTTCTTCGCGGAGTCGGCAGCGCCCTTGTCCGCGAGGGTGTACCCTTGGTTCATGCTGGGCATGTTGAGTGGGCTCGTTCGTTCGCTGAAGCGGTAGGTGTTCCGGATGAGCATGTTCGGACCTTACCTTTGGTAGCGCCGGAACGGTATCCGGAGATTCTTCAGTTCGACATCGGGCTAGTGCCCTTAGCCGACGTTCCGTTCAACTTGTCTAAATCCACCATCAAGTCGCTAGAAATGACGGCTGCCGGTATACCCTTCATCGCCTCCAACGTAGGCGAGTACGCCCGCCAGAAGGCCACGACGGGCGCTGGGCGTATGGTCAGGAAGTACAAGGATTGGATGCGCCACATCCGCGACCTGGAAGACGTCTCTGGGCGGGTGGAGGAAGCCGAGTTCAACCGCAAGGCTCTTGACTGCTTCAGTATCGAGAACGGTGTCGCCCGTCTCGATGAGTTTCTTCGCTCTACAGTATGATCCTTAGTTTCGATTTCTGACCGAAACCAAGGTCTGCGATGAAGTTGAATGCTCCAGATGCGGAGTCAACTTGGTCGTCGTGATCGTTGACCTCAGGGAAAGAAGTCAGTTCGTCCAGCCAGGCACCATTCCAGGCGGCACGACATAGGATCACATTGCCCTTACTTGACGCGCTTGCCATCGGGGTTGCCCGAAGCTGCTTGTCGCCTGACGGGCGGATGCCATCGAAATCAAATCCTGGAAGGACGTTTCGGGCGAAGTTGTCGATAGCGATTTTACCGCTTGACCCACCTTCTTGCTCCATCCGAATAGGGGTCATTTTTCCGTCTTGGAGTGCGGTTTGCTGTACGAGTTCTTCTACCTTATTGGGCTTGAGGCGGGCTCGTTGGACGTCCATGACAAACGCCTGCCCCTTGTGGAAGGCCATGAGGGTTCCGACCGTCCAGTCAGGATTCTTGTTTGATTCCGATTCTTCGGTGGCAGCCAAGTCCCAGTAGCGGACAAATTTGGTGGAGGCGTCGAATACCGGCATTTCGTCGCTGCCGATGACAGGGAAATCCTCTCGACGGAACAGCGAACCTTCGATTGAAGCCCACCAGTCGCCGTCTTCAAGCTGACGTCGCTCCAAAGGCGACAGCATTGCCAAGGTCTGGCGGTAGGACACCTTATCGACGCCAGGGTTGTCGTCTAGACGGGCAGGAACGAAGATGGCACCGTGCTCAGAGCCTTCAACGAGGAACCGTTGACGCACCCAGTTGGGCGCAGGGTTGGATGCGGCGCGCATTCGTAGAGGCACGGAAGCCAGCGGTCCGAAAGCGGGTTTACGTAGACGGGAAGCGATGTATAGATACTGGGATTCACGTAGGTGTGTCACCTCATCGAATCCGGCGAACTGCGCTTCGAAACCCTGGTAACGTAGATGGTCGTTCGGGTTGTTTAGATACCCAAACGAAATTCGGGCTCCACTAGGAAATGTTGCTGTGTGCGTCTGGCTATTCCAACGAACGTCCTCATATTCGCTCATCCACTGGACGAAACGGTCCATGATGGCTCCGGGGAGGGCGAGGTCGGCGTACGTCTTACGGAAGATGATAGCGCTGTAGTCGGGTACATCCGTGTACTGTAGAGCCGCCATAAGAAGCGCCGAACTTTTCCCACCGCCAGCGCTGCCTCCGAAGAGGGCTTCGCGTCCGTTGAATCGGAGGAAGATGTTCTGTTTTAGACTGGGTGTTTCGGGACAGTAGAGGGGAGGTTTGGGTTTGAGGAACTCAAGGACTTTCTCCCACCTTTCTGGATTCTCCGTATCAGCCCTGCTGGGAGTATTTGATGATTCTTTGTCCGTCATGTATCAACCGATGTGATAGGCTTGACCATCATGCGTAGTAGAGCGTTTGCCGCGTACCTCTTGATGGGGCTTTTCGTCATTCTAACATCTTTGGGATTTGGGATGGTGCATCCATCCTGGGGGGTTATCGTCGCTGGTATCGGCTGCGGCATTTATGGTTGGTTGCTAGGTAACACTGGTGGGAGTGAATCCTGATGGCGTGGAACACTACTACAACGAAGGACATTGGTTCTTCCAGCGTTAAGCAAATCGGGTATGGCGCACCAGTTTCTATAAATCCTGGAACGGCTGGACGGCCGTACATGGATGGTTGGGATGTGCGGCGGGCCTACGACGAGGGTATGAGGCGTGTCGTCTGGGTGTATCGGGCGATCGACGTTATCGCATCCAACCAGGCGAAGCTTCCGATGGTTCTTCGCATGAACAACGATCCTGATGGCGAGCTTTACAAGGGTGAAAGTCAACTCTTGGAGATTCTGAACAGCCAGGCCAACATCGGTGAGGATTCGTTCGTCTTCAGATATCGTATCAGCGCCCAGCTACTACTTTCCTCTCGCGGGGTATTCATTGAGAAGATCAGGGGGCGCGGCGGGAAGATCGTCGCTTTAAACATTCTTCCACCGGAATACACGGCCCCTATCCCTGATCCGAGAACCTTTGTGTCCGGATTTGAGGTTTGGATTCCAGGTGGCAACCGGGTGGTTTTGAAGCCTGATGATGTTCTTTGGATTCGCAAGCCTCACCCACTCGACCCGTACCGCTCGTTGACGCCGATGGAATCTGCCGGTATGGCTATCGACATCGAGAATCTAGCGAAGGCGTACAACAGGAACTTCCTGATCAATGACGGCCGTCCAGGGTTGCTGCTCATCGCCAACGGCGAGGTGGACGAGGATGACCGTCATGAACTTGAGGCCAGGTTCCGTGGTGGGCCGACCAGGGCGGGTAACGTAACGGTTCTTGGTATTGAAGGTGGGATGACGGCCATCGACATGGCGGCATCGATCCGTGATGCTTCATACGTTCAGATGCGTGACATCACCAAGAATGAAATCCTTGCCGCCTTCGGTGTTCCGGAATCTCTGACTGGCAACGTTGGGGATAAGACGTTTGCTAATGCCGGTGAAGAGATTCGTGTGTTTTGGCTTGAAACAATGGAGCCGCACCTCGTTCTTCTGGCGAAGTCATTCGACAAGCTTGACGACAAATACTATGTCGATTTCAACACTGATGAAGTGCCGATCATGGTTCTCATCAAGCAGGAACGCCAGAAGTTCAAGCTTGAAGAGTTCAAGTCTGGCGCAATCAGTGTTAATGAGTACCGTATTGCGACTGAGCGTAAGGAAGCGCCATCTGATCTTGCCGATTCGCTTCTACTCAATCCGAACCTCACTCCGATTGCTAACACGAAGAAGAAGATGGAGCCCGTTCAGCAGCCGACTGCCGCTCCTGGCGGTGCGGCGGTTCCTCCAGGGAATGAAGGCACTCCAGCCCTACCTGCCGCCGAGTCCGGCCAGGAGGTTCCCACGAACGTACCAGCGGGACCAGTTCCAGCTATTGAGGCTTCACTTGCTCCGGGAAGTATCAGCGTGAAGCATCGCACGGTTGGTGAACTTGCGGCTCTTCTTGAAGTACCGGAACTCCCATCCGAACATGAAGTTAAGTCGGCTGGCGGCATCTACATTTCGTCAAACCGATGACTTACGCCGCCCTGAATCATTAAAA